GTTGCGGTTGCTGGTGTTACGGTCGATGCCATGCTTGTTTTTCTTTAAATAGCAAAAAGACGAAATTGTGCCAAACGAAAAAGGGTCAGCGTTAGCCGACCCCTTCTCAAACAGAACAATGAAAAAGTGAAGATACGAATTAATTTGTAATCGCAGTTACGTCTGCGGCATCAATTGAAAGCATTTGCTCCGCTTCCATTCCGCTAAACGTCAAGCTGTAACCGCTAAGGTCTGCGAAAGCCGTTCCAGTTGCAGAAGTTCCAGCGTTCAACTCAAGACCATTTTGCCAGCCAACAACCCAATAAGAGCCATCGTTAGTTTCAACGATAGCCACCAAACGCTGCTGAGCCAATACCTTGATTTCATTTCGCTTGTCAACATCCAACTTTGAAAGCACCACAACCACCTCTGGAGTGTAGTAAACTGTTCCGTTCTGACTGTTTCCGTTGATGGTTTCGGTCAAAGAAGATGTTTCCTTTAGCTGCTCGTAATTGTAGAATGTAGCCGTTGCAGTAATTGATGTAACTGCTCCAGCAGATACAACAGGAGTTAAAGCAAGGTAATCGTCAAGGTTCGCAAATCTAACGCTCTTCACTCCGCCTACGGCATCGCGGCAGTCAAGGTCGAAACCCGTAGTTAGTGCGCATCCAGTATATGCCATTTTTTTAGTTTTTAGAGTGAAGGGGCGACCCGAAAGCCGCCCCGATTAGATTAAAGAGATATAACAGAAACTTGGTCAGGGAAAGCTACCTGTGCGCCTACTGTCAATTCAACCGCAATTTTGAATTTTCGGTCGTCCTGAGAGTACCAAGACTCGATGCGTGAAGCATCTTCTTCCAAGTCCATGCCAACGTACATATTGCTGGTACGAGCAAGGTAAACATCGTTTACTGCGCTAAGTCCGCTTGTAGCTTGAATCTTCAAGTTAGTACCAGGCATAACCATTGACAATGAACCCATGTCAGTTTGGTAACCTTGAAGCTGACCTCCAGCAGTTACGTAAGATGCGCCAAGACCGTTCTGAATAGCAATAGCCAACGCTCTGAATTTGTCAGCACCAACGAATACAACAGCATCATCGTTTTCGATAACAGCATCAGCAGCAGCTTCGTAAACTCTTTGTACTGCCTCAATCATATTGTTAGCAGTCAATGCTGTAGTTAAAACAGAACCCGAACCGAATGCAGTTGTGTTTGCATCGATGTAAGAACCACCAAGAATAGCATCTCGGAAACCGTTAAAGAATTGGAAGTTACCCGACCCAGTTGGAAGTCCCGAAGTTGGTACAGCACCAACTGATTTCCAAATCATCTTCTCCAACTCAGCAGCGATTTTGCTTACCAAGTAGTTAGCGAAGAACTCCTCGAAAGGAATTGTTTCGTAATGCGCTCCTGAAGGTAGTTGAGTTCTAAGGTAGATAGCCTCAAGTTCCTTTGGGCAGAACTCCATATTCAACTTCAGTTTAGCTGGGTCGATGAATCTCTGCGTTAGAGTGATGTCTCCATCTTCATTCCAAGCACAACCGCTTCCATCTTGGAAAGTAACGTCAATGTCGGCTAAGTTGATAGCACTTTTACCTTTTACTCCAACTTGCTTTTCAACAAGTGCCATAGTTGGCGAAGAAGTTAGGGCTTTAGCAATTAGCGGAAAATTCTGCTCTTCAATGTAAGCTTGAAGTCCGCTCGTTAGTGGTGATGGTGCAAATGGCATTTTAGTATAATGTTTTTTGGTTTATTTCTTGGTTATTGCGCGCATCTTCTCTACCATCTCGGTGTAGTCGATGCCTTTGTTAAATGGGTTAGCTACCTTCTTAGAAGGCTCTTCCTTTGGAGTAGCTGCCATCTTCTCAACGATGTCGGTAATTAGTCCAACAGCTTTCTCGATGTCGCTTACCTTCTCAGTCTTTGCAAACTTGGCAACCTCTGACTGAATTAACGTAGCAACTGAATCCATAATGTCCAACTTGAACGCCTCAGGGTCAAATGCAGCAACTTCCTCAGCAGCCATTTCTTCCTCTTTCTCTTCTTCTGCTTCTTCCTCAACTGGCTCAGGGCTCATAATCTCAACGATAACACCGCCTTCAGTTCTTACGATATCTCCGCTTTCAAGTTCGTGTTCGCCATCTGGTGCTGGTACTACTTCGCCATCCTCTCCAACTACGGAAAGAGCAGCTCCGATTTCCAAAGATTCGTAACGTACAATAGTGCCATCAACGAGTTTGGCATCTTCAAACTTCTCCTCAGTCTCGCTGAAAAGTAGCTTCTTGATTTCGGGCAACTTAGACCCAACAAGTTCTGAAATGTTCATAGGTTGTTTTTTTAGTAAATAGCAATTCAAGAAAGGTGTGCCACTTGGCTATGCTCTTAGTGCTTTCTCCACCTCTTCGATTATCATTTTGTCAACGTCCATTTGGCGAGACTCCGAGAACACGCCCTCAACGCTGAACCCTTTGAAAGTGCCTTTCTTAACATCCTCCCATACCTCATCGTTGTCGACCTTGTAACTCACGAACCAAGAACCGTTAGGCAGCTTGTCGAATCCTTTTGGTGTTGGCTTCATCTCGTCAATTAGGAATGACTCAAACATAAACACGCCTTCCACATCTGTTGAGTGGTCTAAGTTGGTCGCGTTGGTCTTGCCCTCCTTCATAAACTTGTAGGCTATCTTACGTATGGCATCCGAATCGAATACAACGTAGTACTCGCGCCCGTCCTCATCTCTGCGATAGATTGGGTAATCGGCAACCATTGCCGCGCCTGACACGATTCGTTTCTCTTCGTTCAATGCGAACTTGTGCTTCTTGTTAAACGCCATCCAATTACGCTCAATGGCTGGATGGTCAACTAAAGAGATTGCATCAAGACCCGTTTCGTGGTCTTCGTCAATTGTTAAATAGATTACTGGTAGTTTTTCCATTATCCGGGGAATGTTGCTTGTGATTCAATTTGACTTATGTTGTTTTGGTTGCCCGTGACTTCTGTCTCCACGACATAGGCCTGTATTGGCGCGAGTTGGGCTTGTTCCGCTCCTCCGAGTTCGGTTGTGTTTGTCGTTACTGGTTGAATAGCTGGAGCTGATGTTATTTGTGGAGGTGTAGGTGCAGGCGCAGAGCCACCCGGTACATTAGCCGTGTTTAATGTTGAAACTGCCGAAGAAATACCAGCTATGACCGCAGCGACACCCGTAGCAATAGCCGCTATGTTCGCTGGAAACGGCCCAGTCTTTTGCGCTTGTGCAATTGCTCCTGAAACAGCGGTTGCCGTATCAATAGCAATTTGAGCAATAGCCAAAGTCTTTTGTATTGCTACCGCCTGTTTTGAGTTGTTTCCGCTCGCCTCAATTAAACCGCCCAAAGCACCAAGAACATCGCTCGTTCCCTTCAATCCAGCTTCTCGTGCTTTCTGTTTTTCTTCCTCTGCTTTCTTAACATCTGCAACCGCCTTATCTTCGAGTTCCTTTTTCTTCTTGGCTTGTGCCTCAAGTAACTCAAGTTCCTTATCTCTGAACTCTTGTTGGATTTGCAGTATTTCAGCTTGTGCAATTTGTTCAAGGTTCGCCTTTAACTCTTTCGCTTGTGCATCCTCTTCAACTATTTCGGCAAGTTTCCTTTCAAGATTTGCTTCTACCTCCATAATTCTACGGAGTTCCTCGTCTTGGATTAACGCAATTCGGCTATCAGCTAATTCCCTTTCTATTTGTAGTCTACGCTCTGCGGCTGCTAGTGCCGCCTCTGCTTCAAGTTCTGCCTTTTCTTTTTGCTTATCAATATTCTCTTGAATCAGCGCGTTCTCATTCGTTAACTGCTCTGAACGCTGTCCAGTTATACGCTCATTGATGTCGGCTATTTCCTTTCTTGCGTTGATTACTTCAATCTCAGCATCTACTGAGTCCTTGTTAGTTGACTGCTCAAGTAGTGCCAACTCCAAACGCTTGTTGGCTAACTTTAACTCCTCTTGTGTTTGTTCATCAAGTATTCGCCCAAGTTCTTTGTTTGCCGCTTTCCTTTTTTCAAGGGTTAGGCTCACATCGTCCCGAATCTGTCTTTGAATCTCCGCTTCTCGTTGATACTCTAAGATTAAAAGTCCTTGTTGCGCTTCGGCAAGTTTTACCTCTTTTCGGAGTGTCTCAATCTTGGTAGCTGTGTCAATCGCTTCTCTTCCAGCGTTTGCAATGCCATTCACAAACTCATTCTGTTGCTCAATGCCAAGACCAGTAGTAACTTGCACTAATGCTTGACCATATTGCTGCATTCCTTCTTTAACCCCATCCCAATCAAGTTCAAAAGCTGCCTTTATCACCTTTCCGACCCCTTCAGCAGCTACTGCAATTCCATTTACTCTATTTAAGAAATTGGTTTTAATTGCTTCCCATAAATCTTCAAGGGCTTGTTGAGGGTTCTCAAATGCGTCCATTAACGCGCCACCCAAAGGCTCAACGGCTTTGAATAGTTGATTGAATAAAACTTCGATAGCTTTGAACGCAATGGCTAAAGTGTCGACTACCTTTTGGTTCTTCATTAACAACTCCTTCAAGAAGTTGAAAACCTCCATAGCGACCGCAATTAACCCCAAAGACTTAAGCACCCCTCCGATTGAAGTGCCAAACCCTTTCATTCCCTTAGACGCTCCCTTTGCTCCTTTCTCAGCAGACTGAAAGCCCGCTTTCATTTCGTTAGAAAGTTTCTCTTGGGTAGACTTGACCTTTTCGAGTTCTTCCCTTAACGCAATTATGTCGTCATTGGCTTCGCCCGTTTTTACGTCTACTTCTATTGCTACTTTGGTCGCCATTAGTTCGAGTTAATTAGAATGGCATTGTTACTATTTTGTAATACGTCTTCACGTAATACGTGCCAGTTCCCTGAGTCGCGTCCGCTGAAGCGTATAACTGAATCTTGGTGTTGGTCTTTATGTCTGTGCTATCTTGAACATTGAAAGTACCATAAGCGTCCGTTCCCGAATTGATAAGAGATTGACTTACGTTTACGATTGTGTCTGTGAAACCATTATATACAAGTTCTATGCCTTTTACAGGAAAGTCGTAAGCTGTTACACCAGCATCAACCGCGAAGTCAATGCCAACTGGAATGACTGCTACGCCAGCGCCTCTTGCCTCCAACCCTACAATGTCAACTGGGTTAGAGTTTAAATCTTGGTTAGTGAACGATTGCCACCCCGTGCTGCACGCTAAACATTCCACACCGTTGTCGCTTCTTGTCCACAGGCAGTTGTCCGCTTGGTTATAGAAAAGTTCGCCCTTGTAGATGTCCGTAGCTATCCAAGTTCCATCTGTGTGGTCGTTGCTACTTGGTACGGTTGGAACGGTTCCCGTTATGGTTGACCGTTTAATCTTGATGCGTGAGTCTTGTGTTGCCATTAGTCTACTCCTCCTTCTATGTTATAAATAGCTATTTCAGAAAATTGTGTCTGCACGATGTCCTCGCCTCCATCAACCGCGAAGATGTTTGTGCCACCATTCAATGCCCTGACTTCATTCAATCCACCATCCAATATCTCCACGTTGTCCTGTTCCTTGCCGTTGACAAACGTCTTGTTTGATTCTGTTATAATTACTCCGTTGGTGTTTATCAGTTGGACGTTGTGCAGCCCTCCAGCTACCTCGTTATCATTGCCGAAAATGGTGATGTTCTTTGAGCCTTCGCCTATTGTGTTTCTGCTTCCTACTATTTTGAAAGCTGTAACGCTATCGCCTACTCTGTTGTCTGCTCCGCTAACCTTCCCTTGAAACGGTGGGTACTTGTTCCCGTTGGTCTTTATTTCGGTGGAAGGTGAAGGCATCTTTTCCTTGCCTAAATAACCTCCGCTATTTAAACTCTTTTCTGATTTTTGGAACGTAACGGCTTCCTTAATTTTAATTAACTCAACCTTCGTTAACCCCTCTTTAAAAGGGTTGTAATTCATTACCTTGTTGAGTCTCCAGTAGCTATTATCTATCACTATTTGGTCGCGGAAGTCCAAGGTGTTGATGTCCGTTGGCTCTAAGTAGAACATTCCTGTCATTACCTTGCTGTCCTTATCCGTTACCTCGTTGATGTAGTTGCGATGGTAGATATTGTAAAGGTTCGCGTTCGTTACTTGCAGCGTTCCCGTGTAGCTGTTAGCTTGATAGAACAATTCCAAAGGCAGCCCGAAGTTGATGTCGACAGTTGGCGTTATCGGGTTGTCCCAATGCCCAGCATAAGGGTATGTTGTTTGCGTTAGTGTAGGGTTGAAGTAACTCGCCAACTCCCACGATGGGCTACTCGGAAGGTTCTGAAAGTACAGAATACGAATGTTGGCATCCGTAGGCTGTGCGCCCTCTGAAATATCAGCATCGTATATTTTCGGAATCAGTCTATTACTTGGGGTGTCATTGACCAATGGCGAAGGCGAAAAGATGACCTCTACCTCTTTGGAACTCTGCACGAAATCGTTATCCACTTCTATTCTAGCCCTTCCGTAAACGTGCCCTCTGTTTGACTGATAACGCTCGTTGTAATAGTCCCCATCCTCCGAATAGGTGTAGATGTATTCGCGGTCAGTAAGAACTCCCAAAGGTTCAAGCGTTATATCTTTGTCCCTTGCAAGTTTATACGTCCAGTCCTTCGTTCCTCCCTTAGAATAGAACGTGTCTCGCGTTTCAATCAGTAGGTTGCGCTCGTTATTCGTGTCGACCTCCACGAACAAATTGAACATCTTGAAAATCGAGGTCAGGAAGTCAGCCATAGTGCATTGAGGCGATATTTCAGTCATCAAAACATTATCCCCCTCAAATATGGTATTGGAAGCGTTACATTCTATTTTAGCCGTTTCAATTGTTAACGCGAAGTCTGTGTATAAGTTTCGACCGCTTATTTCCTGACCGCTTAGGTTCTGAACAAGCAACTCGGAAAAGTCAACGATAACGTCAATGTATATCCTTTCGTTTTGAAACAATGTTAACTCATCAGCCGTAACATTTATAGTTATTTCTTCAAGTACTGACTGAGGGTTATTGACCAACTGAAATGAAAGAGTACTTTCCGCAACTGTTGAAAGAGCGAAAGAAGTGTCAAGTTTTCTTATTCTTGAATGAATTAACAATACACCATCATACGTTCTTTGAGGGGAAAATAAGGTTCTTACTAATTTAAGTTTGACCTCAGAAGAGAAAGTGTAGATGCCTCCCGCTGGAACAAAGTAAGTACCTGATGTGTAATTGTTTCCGCCATCATAGTTACCTCCCGTTGAGTCATTATCGCATATAAGGTTGAATCTGTCCCAGTCAGAATTTGATTGGCTTGGAATTGTGTTCGATGTAGTAAAAGGGTCGGTAGGTGAAGACAACGAAGCCCTTAAGCCTCTGCTTTGAACTTGAGCTTGGTCTGCGTATACATTCAATCCAGTAAAAGGAACTATCAACTGATTCCAAAGCTGCGAACTGAAGAACGAACTCTGATAGCTAAACCCGGCAAAGTCGAAAATCTTGTTCAGTATGGTCTTGGCAAATATCGCTGGTCGTAAATCGTTAGGGTAGAACACTCTTCCAACATTGTTGAACTCTATCCGCTTGCCGTAGTCAATGTATGGGTAAACATAGCCGTCCGTGTTTGACCAACTGCTGACAACATTTGCCTGAGTCAGTTCGTGGTTCAGGTCGCTGAAGTCAAGTTCCTCGTTTATCTTCTTGTCTCCCAACACCGAGAAGATATTTACCAGCTTGCCGATAAACACCACCTCGTAAGTGTATGCGTGTCCCTTTTGGACTATCTTGCGGAGTTGGACAACTCCAGCCATTACCTCTACACCGTCAGCTATTACTCGCGCTTCAGCTTTCTTGTTAGGATTGAAATTAACGCTAATGTTAGTAGTGTTAGCATCGTAGTTGTTTGAGATGTTAACGTCATAGATATGCCCGAAGAGTTCGTCATTGTTCTTCGTTGCTGGACACTTGATGGTCTTGGAGTACTCCGTGCTTCTCTTCTCAGGGTTACGGATGTCAGCAATACCGTAATTAAAGGAGAAGTCGAAACCCTCAAATACATCTAAACGCCTGCCCTCTATTCTAACCTCAACCACGTTGTCGTCTGTTTTTAATGGAGTAATTCAGTTCGAAAGTGTACTGCATAAGCTTGTCGTTCAGACTTGTCTTGCGTTGGATTCTGCGAGGGTCAAGATTAACCGCAATCAACTCGTTATTCTCCTCAATGTAGACGCTCGGAGATGTTGCTAAATCTTCAAGCCAAGTGCTTTCGTCCTCTGTAAGGTAGTCGGTGTTGATTGTAACCTTCTTGTTTAGTACCACGTTGTAGTCTGTCGTGCCTCTATTCTTCTTGTCGTAGGTGTAGGCGTTGCCCGTCCAGTCGTGATGCTGCTGGTCGTATTTGTCCTTTTTGATGTCGGTCGTGTGGACTGACTTCATATAGAAATTAAACGCATCGTAGCCACCCAAACGATTAAGCCAATGCACCCGAACCTCGTTGTACTTTGAACAGGTTTGATTCACGTTGAAGGTGAACCTTTCGCTCGTCTGCGCGTTGGTGTTGTCCTCTAAATGAATCGTGTAGGATGCCGCACCATTGAGAGCCGTTGAAGGTGTAGACCCAAGTAGCGAATCGGTGTAAAGTGCTGGGTCGATGTTCCCGATGTCGTAAGTTCCTACTGGTATTCTGAAGTAAATCTTGTCCCACGAATCGGCAACCGCTATGTTATTGGAAATGATGCCATCGGCTAAAAGCGTTCCCGTTGCGTTATACCCTGAGTAGGCTTTGATGTTGTACTGATACGCCCCGAACCGTTCATTCGCTATGAAGTACAGATGGTAAGACTGGTCGGTGTCTATTCTGATTGTTCTTGGAGAATCAGTAAGGAACTTCTTTGTAGTGCTTGGTGTGTTGTTTATGATGTAGTCGGTATAGTCGAAGTCCAGCCATTCAATCTCGTTACGAACCCCGTTCCATACGCTCTTCACTTTCGAGATGAATAGGTCCCCCGATTGATAAAAGCCAGACGCGTTTTTTTCTTCCTCTTGAATGACAAGATAGTATTCCTTGTGCATCTGATTAGAAACGTAGAACCCGTTATGGTTCGCGCCTCTTATGTTTACAATTCCGCTAACGTAGCTTTGCAAGAATCTCGAAGGGTCGAAGAAAGCACGGTCGAAGTATTGCCCATCGTTTGACCGAGTAGGATACACCCTGACCTGTCCAATGGCTGGAGAAATAGGGTAATCCGTTGGAAGCATCGCGACCCTGAACCGAACCGTTGGCGTGTAGTTCGTTGTCTTGATAACGTAGGCGTTGTCATTGTACGCAAGGGCAAACTGTTCAGGTTCTCCGTTCTGTGTTAAGAAGATAGCCATTAGCTTTCGATTAGTTTCTTGATTTCTTCAAATGTGATTTCTATGTCCTCTGCAAGTGCCGCCTCAACCACTCCCGCGATTTTAGGCGTTACCTTGTCGAATGCTGGTTGAATCCAGTTCTTCGGCTTGATCCCTTTGCGCTTGATGCTTCTGTTGATGACGAACGCCAAAGACTTTCGCTCGTAGTCTTTCAATTGCTTGTCCTGACCCGTTACCTTCTGAAGAACGTTCGGGTATTTCAACCACCCTTCAAGAACACCAACGGGCAGACCTTTGCCTGGTTTTCTACCTTTGTCCACATTCTCCCCATATTCCGCCATTCGTATCTGCATACGGTATATCTGACCGAATAATTTGACCTTTGGCTGTACGTTCAGCTTGATGGAATCCCCAAGATTACCCGAAGCGATAAGATTCTTCTCGGTTAACGAATTGGTCAACTCTCGGACGTACTCGCCCCGAAACTCATTCAGAGCATCTATTAACTTATCGAACGCCATTCTGTTTCATTTGGTGGTACTCGTGGTTCTGTTTCGCCTTTTGGAAGGAGATAAGGTTGAGGAACTCCCGCAATGGTAGAGCAAAGAAGTAACCCCACTTGGTCGCATCGTTATTTGATAGGTTGTTAACCACGTTCAGCCAGCCATATTTCGATTCAAACGTTTCAACCTTCTTTCCGCTTGTCTCTTGATTTTCTCCGCTTTCTTCACCGAAGATTCCAGTATATGTTTGGCGGACTTGAGATAACTGGTTAAAAAAAAAGCCGACAACGGTTGCACGATTGTCATTGGTGCTTGAAGCATTGCCTCCGATATTTCCTTGTGTTTCTCAGGGTCATACTTACCTTTTTTCCAGCCATACCAAGTTTTCTTTTTGGGAATAAGAAACACCGCCATAACCTCGTGGAGCTGGTCTATCACTTTATCGGGGTCTTTCATCAAGTGCATCAATGTAATGTACTGCCCTCCGTTCAAGTTATAAACGTCTGTAATAACATCGTATCTAACGCCTCCAAATTCAACCGCCTTCTGTACTTGTCCTACGAGTTGCTCGGTAAGGAAAGAAAGCGTCTGCATACACTTGGCGTATGTCTTTAGTGAGTAAGTTTCAATCTCGTCAACTGGAACGCCTGACATTATCGAAATGATAGCCACGTTTGTCGGGTACTCGTCTCCTTTTTCTGCGAGGATTCGCTGAAGTGCTTGGAACTGCTCAACAGTTACACCAGCCCAGCTATTAGGTAGTTCAATCTTCATTCTTTATCTGCTTTATTTTTCTGATTGCCCAATTGACCCCAGCGTCTCCGCCCCATGCAAGCCACATCAAACGACCGCAACCTTCTCCCAGTTTCCTTTTAGAGTTCCGCTTGTGCCTAATGAATGCAGCCATTCGCTCAATGGTTTCTAAACTGATAGGCTCACGCTTTGCGAGTTGGTTAGCCCTTGCTTTTCCAACAGAAGTTCCGCAACCACCCCATCCGTTCTTCTCCGCCCATCTCAGAGCGGCTTTGGCGTTCTCGCTCGCGGCTTTGGGGTAATCCGTGTACGCCTCCTGCATTCGCCATATCTTATTTAGTCTTTCAAGCATCTCAGTAATAAATAGCGAATTTACGAATCTGTGTCTGAGCAAAAAAAAAGCCCCCTAATTGGAGGCTCTTATTTGAGTCTTTGTTTCTTAACCAATTATTTCAATGTTGTACCAATCAAGTTCGTTAGAGTTGTCTGTTGGATTTTGCTCTATTGTGGATATTTCGTTTCTCCAGTTTATAAATTTAACGGTTACTTGATTGTCTTGAAAAACTACTTTTCCAAAAATAGGTTCGTCAAGAATAGCAGCGTTAAGTTTTACTTGTTGTCCTTCTTTTAAGTCTGATGAAGTTGTCATGGTTCTGTTTGTTTGTTTGTTTCTGAGTGTAAATATACAACTCTTTTGAATACTCACAACATTTTGAGAAAAAAATATTTATCGTATCGTATACTTCCCAGCGTTTGCCTTCAGCTTCTCCATTGCCACGTACCTCAGCGCATCAAGCGCATGATTATTGTCATCCTCAGGCAAGTTGGTTACTGCGTTGGTTTTGTAGTCCCGTTTCCATGCGTAGTTCCTCAACTCGCGAATGATGTTAACGCTGTCTTGATGTACCATTATCTGTACAGATTTCAGCTTGTCGATTCCTGACCTTACCGAGTCCTGACCTTTGGCAACTGGTCGGATTCTGAATCCAGCCCTTCGGATTTCCTCGATGCTCTTTGGCTCTGCTGAGTCGGCTATGATTTCGTCTGACCTTTGTAGCCCACACTTTCGGGCTATGTCCGCGTTCGTTAACCCCGTTTCGTAAAGCACCTCACGAACCCACAGTTTGCCTTCTTGATAGAGCACCTCCACCAATGCAGTCGGGTCGTTGGTAAACCCGAAATCCAGCCCGTATGCTTTCCACTTGTACCCGGAAGGAAACTCTTTGGTTTCTTGCCAGTTCTCGTAAATCGCGCCTTCTCTTCTTGACCTTTGCCCAAGTCCGTAGACCTTCCACTTGTACTCATCTGCCGTGCCTCGTGATACATTGAAAGGTGTCGGCTCGTAGCTGTTAATCTTGTCGCGGATGTGCTGGTCTAAGAAGGTGTTGTCCAGCATCGTGGAATGAATTAAAACAACATCGTCCCGTTTAAGAACGTTGTCGTAAATCCAGTGCTCATCGGTGGAAGGGTTGTAGTCAAGAATCCATTTCCCTTTGCATCTCTGCTCCAGTTGGTCGAAGTCATCCTTGCTTGTTTCAATCGCCTCATTCAGCCAAAAGTAATCGGTTTCAATACCGTGTAGCTTCTGCGAATCGTCAAGCCCGTAGAACTCAAATGTAGACCCGTGAGCGGAGTAGATTAAATCGGTCTTGTTAAACGCCTCGTCCTCCCATACCTCAAGCCCTTGCAGTACTTTCTTGAACGTATCGAGTACGGTCGGCTTAATCCACGTACGCCTAAACCTCGCAATTGCAATTCTCTTCGGTTCTTGAAGTCCCGTAAGGTAGATGGCTTGGCAGATGCTCCACGTCTTGGAACTACGGCTTCCACCCTCAAGCACAATTCCCCGAACGGATTTATCATTAAGGGCTTGCCACAGGTCATCAAATACGCCAGTTCCTTCAATCTTCACGTAAGGTTATTGGTTGACTTTTTGGTCGGTTTCGTCAGTCTAAGGTTCTACGTCTTTACTTCGTTTCACTTTAGGTGCTTCACCTTTTCCGTACTTCAATTTGCGATTCGCGATTCGCGATTTAGAAAGCAATACAGTTACCTTTTGCGTTGAGCAGCTCATCTTATGGAAGCCTACTTTATGGCATATTGGGCACTCTGTCATTTCTTCTCAGGTCTGTGTATTACTATCTCCACCTTGTCAGGCTTGCCACCGTTCACGGTCTGCTCTACCTCTTCTTTAGGCTTGCCGTAGACCCTATCGAATAACACATCGAGAATATGAATCGAACCCTTCTCGTAGTCCCTTTGCGCTTTCTTGGCTATCAACGCAATCCAGAACGGTAGCTGGTCGTTCTTTGCCAGCTCCACTAACTCGCTTCTTGACTTGCCGAGTACATTCTTTATGATGTCCTGAACTTGCCCCTTTGATAGCTTGACGTTATGCTCATCAAGGAAATGTTCTTTTAGAATCGTCTCGACTTTCTTCGGTCTGCCTTTCGGGTTGCCGCTCTGTCCTTTCTTGAAGGGTTTTAGGTTGTCTTCTTTCGCCATTGTTAACTCACTGTTTTCTTGTGTTTTTCAGCAATGAATTTCGGCACTGCATTGTCCCATTTAACGTGATGGTGTAACCTTAGATGCTTATCGCCCATTGGTTTGATGTAAACACTTGACGGACTGAAAATTACAGAGTAAAAAGATTTAACGTAAGTTCCGCTGTCTAAGTATAACTCAGTCATACCGCCCTTATTTGATTGAGTTTGGTTCTGAACTAAAGATACGAACGGTACAGTACCCATCAACAAGCCAATACTCTGCTTATTTACGTATGTATTAACGTCTTCATTTATTCTTCCAACAAATTTAAACGGTCTATCTGTTGAGCATATAAAAGAGTTCATACACTTTCGAAACAAGGTCGGTCGCTTTGCCATTCTATTATTTTTGCCTCCGATAAAGTCTCCGCCTTGAGCCATTGAAATAGTTGAGAAATTACTACACTTATAAAAGTTTAGCAAAGCAGCAAATACAGAATCTAAATTTGCAATAAAAGAAGGCTTCTGTCTTTCTTTAGTGTATAATCGATATTCAAAACGAGTGTAGTCGTCATCCATTTGAACAAAGTATTTAATTCCCAGCTTTTCAGCTATTTTAAAACAAGCATTTCTTGCATAAACAATAGCCCTACGGTCATCGAAATTGTCGGCTTCATCAAACTCTTTAGAGATTTCCTTCTTGCTGAAAATCTCAACATCTTCGAATTTATCTAAATACTCTTGTGCGCTTTTATCCTCGTCATCAACAACTAATATTATCTTGCCAGTATAACCGTGATTACGCAAACTTCTTGCCGTATGCACGTTATTTGGTCTGCCGTTCGTTAATATAAAAACAACGAAATCATTCATCGAGTTCTGCAAGTGTTTCTAATTCGTGGAACAGCTTAACGAAACCAAGTTCAATCGCTTTATCGTAGTCAATTATAACAAGTGCTGAGTTCTCCATTAGGCTTTGGAGTTCATTACTTGAATGAGCATAGAGGTCAGCTATTTTGCGATAGTTAAACTCAATGTGGCGAGTTGCCGCTAATTTTAAAAACTCCTTTTCTTTATCGTCTAATGTTGACGAATCAATTTCTTTAATCAGTCTATCGTAAACTTTTGTATCGTATAGTTCTGATTCATTTGGTATAACGTTCTTTGGCTCGTAAATAGGGCTTTCAATTTTAGTCGTATAAGCCTCGTCTTGTTCTTCTTCTTTTGGCACATCCAAACCCCAGCGGTCCAACTCCTCCGCATCCCAAGTATTCGCCAGTTCGTCCCAATCCCATTCCCCGAAGCCTACGTTATCTTTGATGATGAACTCGCGCTGCTTTTCTTCTGACCAGTCCACAACCTCAACCCATACTTTGTCGAGTCCCGCTTCTTGCATTGCTTTGAGTCGCATATTACCGCCCAAGACAACCATTTCTTTGTTGACGACAATCGGACGGACTGGCATCATTTCGGGGAACTCCTTAATAGACTGAACCAGCTTCTTGAACTTCTCGTCCTTTATGTATCTCGGGTTTTCCGAGTTGGGTCTAACTTTACTTATCGGTAAACTTTCCATTCTTGTAGTTTGAAAGTGCTTGTTGTGGAGTGTCTCCCATTGCTTTCTTGCAAGGTTCTCCGTTCCAGTATGCTGTTGCGGCTTCTCTGTTGAAGCAGTACCATTTCATTTGATAGGTATTCTGCGTGATGTAAAGCCCGTAGTTCTCACTTCTTTTCATCTAACCTCCTTTTGATTTCGATTGCGACCCCCGCTTTCTCCGCTTCCTTTTTGGTTTCGTAGATGCAGTCGCCTTGTCCCCATCTCCACTTTCCGTTAGTGCATTGTCTTGCTGGCATTGGTAAAAGTTTAAAAGTGCAACACTCATTAACTGAGGCGTTCGCCCACAAGTGAAACAGACCTTAGCTTTCGGGTCGATGTAACTCCACGCTTCTTGATAGAGCTTCTGCTCTTCTCGTGTTATCCGTCCCGAGTACCGCCCCTGTTCCATCATTGTAATTTGGTCGAGCCTCTCAGCTATAAATAGCAGAACTTCGTTTTTGTCCATCAGTTAAAATTTTCGCCTTTTAAAATTCGTACAATCCAAACCAATAAAAGCAATATGCAACAGAATGTAATCGCATCGCTCATATCTCAAACCTCCACATTAAACGCTCAAATAACACACTTAGAAGAGGAACGTAAAGAAGTGCCTCAGGAGTATGGAAGCAACACATCGCAACCCCGAACCAAAACGACATACACAGCCGACAGTCCAATGGCTTAAAAGACTGGCTCTCGTCCATTCCTAGCCACTTTTTAATCAGTAGGTCAATTCCGAATACCTCAATCCATAGGTAAGCGGCAACGCTCGCGGATAATGCGCTCAAGATGTATAGCATAGTAGTTGTCTCTTAGTTGGTCAAGTGCTTTATTAACTGTGTTTCCGATTGATTTGTAGGGTATGTCGACCTTTTTGCCGACCTTTCGGTAGCTGCCTTCTTCAAGCCACAATTTCAGAACCTCGCGGTCATACCAATGCAGCTCATCCATAAGTGTTTCCAAAAGTGCAATATCGTCCTCTTTTTCCCAGTCGTAGTCCTCTCGCTCGTGGTCTACCTTATTGTGGTTGTGGAGGTCGTATAACTTGGAGAAGCTGGAGCGTTTGGATGTTGCCATTGTCATCATAGTTCTAACCACGTAGAACCTCAGATAGCCGCCTTCGTTTATCTGTTGCCACTTTTCTTCGGGCATTTCCAGCAAAAGAAGAACCACCTCTTGGATCAGGTCATCAGGGCAATTGCATAACTTCTGAGCGAGTTCGTGTAGTTCCTCGTCAGATAGTAGGTCGATTGCCGCTTGGTCTTTCACGGGCTTAAATCTACAAACAATTTTTCTTATACCAATCTTCCGCAGCTTTTCTCTTTGCACTCACCTCTACGTTTGCGCCCATCAATCTCATTCTGCTTGTTTCTTCGCTTACTGGTTTGACCTGACCCTTTTCGAGTAGGTAAAGATAAGCTATGTTGTACGGTGCGAATGCTGGAAGTTCACCATCCTTTTTAATCCATTTAAGTATCATGTCATGCGCTTCTGCTGGAGTGATAGGTTTCTTTTTGTACTCAGGCAACTGAATAGGGTTGTAACCATGATTTGCTTTGCCTTGCCGCTTGTGTTCCTTGTATGCCGTCAGCACCTGACCGACCACGTTAACAGATAGGTGTTGTCCAAAGGTAGAAGGGTCTACTCGTTTGCCATCCAAGTAAAGCTCCCGTTTTACTGCCATCGTAAACGCTTCTTTTACCTGTGCCCCCGTGTATCTGTACTCCGAGTTAATGAAGTCCTGTATCATTTTGATAAGACCCATTCCCTGAGGAGAGTTCGGGAAATCTGCACAGCCTATGAGCTTAGGCAATTCTGTTATTGTTGATATCAGGTTGTACATCGAATTTAAATTTAGCGTTAGCGGAATCCTCTCCGTAGAGTGTTTTGTGCGTGTTGTAGTCATTTATCATCTGCATGAACTCGCGGGCTTCCTTTTCTTCCTGTGTTTCTAAAGATGAGGATTTGTTTTTTAACTCCTCCGAAATCCATTGGTTCAGTTTCGGCTGCCACTTGTAGATACGTTGCCCGTTTATCTCCCAGCCTTTCGATTCATAATTGTCGTGGAATCTCTGCGCAAGGTCTTCAACTGGAAATGATACCGATGCAATGCCGCGAGTAAATAGGTTATTACAAATTTCCTTTTCTACCTCCTCGCGTGTGGGCGTTTTAATTAGACTCTCATTAACATTAACATTATCATTTACATTTACATTACCATTAACAGTAGACGAAATTGAACGGTCGTTAACGGTCGTTGAATCTCGTTTAGCGAGTTTAGCGTTTAGTTTACGAACTTCAGCAGAGCGTTTACCAGCTTCAGAGCGTTGTTCTTGTTGCTTCTCCCACTTCTTTAGGTCACGCTTCAACGATTGTTTAATCGGCTCAAACGCTAACTCAGTTATAAAGTCAGGAGCAACCGGGTTGTCATCGTTGACGTAAGAAATAATGTGTTTGATTAAACGCCCAGCTTGAGCGTCATCCAGTTTGTCCCACACTCCTTTTTGGTCGCAGTACAGGATAAATGACTTTTTGTTTTCAGCCATGTCTCAGGGTTTAAAGGTAACCGAACGGGAGGCGAGGCAACGCCCAACATGACCACCTGAGAAGGTCGAATGTTGTTTTTCCCGTATCGGTTTATGTATCTGTTCATAACTCAGGGTTTACGACAAACGCTCTTTTGCCTTAGCGTTCATTAGTAAGTAGCAAATATACAAAATTGTGCCACTTGGAAGTTAAAATAATTCTGTTTGCCTTACGTCTTTCTTGCGAATTATCCCGAGAGCCGTTGCAAAAATAGTTCTACCAGCTTCGTAATCTACGAGGTTACGGGCTATTTTGTCGGTTCGCTGATGACCTTTGTACTTTCTGAAGTCGTAGTCGTGAAATTCACACCATCTACTAACCTCATCAGAGCCCTCCATTATTCCGCTTTTTCTCTCTTTCAAATCGCTCGGTAAATTGAAGTTTGTCCAATACAAATGTCTTCCGCGCTTCTTCGCAGGTATCAATGGTTCGTAAAAAGGAATCACGTTCTCAACAACATATTGACCTTCAAAGTAGTTTTCGAGAAATATTACCTCCTCGTATAATCTCAGGTCAGGATAAATATTTGCAGTTGTATCTCTCCTTGCAAACCTCGCCCTACTATGACTCGGACAAGGCGGAGAAGTCCAAATGAAATCAAACTCCTTGTAGTGGTCAAGTAAATACTGATGTGCATCAGCTACTACTACTGTATCATTAGGAAACCTCTCTTGATACAACTTAGCCAACTCAGGGTCTAACTCAACAGCAGTAACTTGCATATCAATACCAGCTTCTTCAGCTACTTCGTCCCACTTGTATCGGTTACCTCCAAGACAAGCGTATAGGTTCAACACTTTAAACTTCTTCATCTCTTTCATATCCGAGTGTCCACATTACAAAGTCAAGCACTCTTAGCTTCCAGCTTTCCATAGTTCTCGTGTATTTTGGTTACTAAAAAGTCGCCAGCACTCAGGGCATCTTCGACCTGTCGAATGGAGTAGATGACCGTAGAGTGGTCTCTATTGAACATCTTGCCTATCTCGGTCAAGGTATAACCCAACGGATAAAGAATGTCGTAGAGCTGAAACATGGCGTATTGCCTTGCTATTACGGTGTTGCGTTCTCGGTTCTTTGACTTCAGTTCGGAGTAAGCTATTCCTGTAGCCTGTTCGATGTTTGATATTATCTCTTTGGCTTCCTGTCCGATGTATCTGCTGGCTTTTACTCCATTCAGAGCATCAAGTAAATGTTCAACATCCCCACCGAAGTAACCCTTGTGCAGCTCAATGATGTCTGTCAGTTGCTGCCTCATATTGTCGTTCAATCTCACTTGCATCTCCAAACGTTTATCTGTTTGCCAAAATCGCCTTCTATCTTGTAACCTGTCTTCTCAATCAATCCTTTCTTGTGCAGGTTCGAGAACGACCTTCTTATGGAAGTAATAGGTGTCTTTGCCCACTTGTCGGAAGATAACGGCTCCATTATCTGAAAGTGCCGCAGAACTCGCTCAGGTGTTACACCGAGCTGGTCATGGTTTCTGAAGTAAATCAAGACAAGTTCGTCCTGACTTTTCGCTTTCTCTTGGGACTTCTTGAGTTCTGTCCCTATTTCGTTGTTCGTGTTGTAGTACATCAGTTCTGATTTATGTAATTGATTATTGTTTCTTGTGTTCTTACGCTGACCCTCTCGCCAGCAAAGTAAGCGTACACGGTTTGAGTTGATAGCCCCGTGTCTTTGGCTATCCGATAAGCGGTTATCTTCTTGGCGTTCGCCTCCGCTATCACTTCGTCTATTTTCGGTAAATGTATCATTGGTCTCCAGCTACCTCCCAAGCTATATCTTCAACGTCAAATTCCAATGCCTCCAATACTTCCGTAATGTCCACATCAACACCGTTTATTTTTGTAGTGATGCAGATGTCATCTACTGAAGCGGAGCAGCCCGGATGACCCGAACCATCAGGGTAATACCTGACCATCGGCTCTTCAGGGTAGTGTGTAAAGCTGACCTCCACTTCAAGGTTAGCAATCCAATGTTTGAAACTTCTTGTTTTCATTCTTCTTTTTTTTTCTCGCGTTACGGATGCGCGACCCCCTTGTTTATTACGCTACAACTTTAAGTGATTGACTTGCGGCTGTTTCTGAAATGCTCATCATTCCAACCATTCTCCAATCTTTAACACCGTTTTCTTTTCCCCAATCATTCAGGGCTTTCATTGATGTTGCTCTAACCTTTGTCCAAGTTCTGCCGATTTTGATTTCAAATACTTTAGTCATGTCTGTTGTTTTAGTGTTTGTTTGTTTTGATGCTTCAAATATACAACTATTTTGAATATTCAAAACATTTAGGGAAAAAAATATCACTCAGGATGTTGAGGAAGTTCAGGATTCTAAGGATTTGACCTTTTCTCGGTACTCTTGAAGCATCTCCTCCAGTTCCCACGTTGCTAACTTTACCGTTGTTAGGCTGAGCTGGTGCATCTCTTCCGCCAACCCTTCGCGTTCTCTATCTAAGTTCAGCCCGAAGTCGTACTGTCTGCCCTGTTGCATTACATTACAACCGTAGCATTGAGGTCGGCAGTTGTCCTCGTTCCATCTTGTTGCGTACCTTGCTCTGCTCATAAAGTGCCCGCATTGTATTTTCTTCCAATGATAGCTTCTGCCGCAAGTGTAGCACTCGACAAAGCCGTCAAGATTTGCAGCCCTTAACCGTATGTAACGGCTAAAGACTGCATCTAAATCTTTGACAATTTTAGAACGGGAGGTCGCCTTCTTCTTCAACGACTGGTTGTTTAGAAATTACTTCCTCTTTTAGCTTCGGTTCGAACGTATCGACTGCGGCATAAAGTTTCCCTTGCGCTGACTGTTTGATTTCTAAACGAATCTCAAGACCGTGTTTGCCTTCTTTAAGGTGCTGGTCATTTTGCTCCAGCCACTTAACCAGCTTGGTCGGGTTGATAACCATATTTGCTTTAATCCACTCAGGAGCGTTTTCGCTTGGTGTGAATACGTTCAAGCCGTCTACAAAAATTACTTTGTTCTGCATTTTATTTGATGTTTAAAAGGTTACGAAGATAATCATTTGCAAACGCTAACCGTTCGCGGAGTTGTTCTTGCATCTCAAGGTCTGCTTCTACTCGTATTTCAATCAGTTTAAAGCGTTCATCCTTGATGCGTGGGTCGAATGAAATAAACCGACAAGCTAACGCTCCAGTAGCCAGCATTTGCCCTTGCATTTGCCACAAGTATTTTGGGTCAATGTAACCCTCGAAAGCAGTCTTGAGGTGGTTCGCGGTGTTGTACGGGCATTTGATTTCTATCAGTTCTCCGTACTCCTTGATAAAGCCATCAGGAGAAGCTCCTGAATATTCGTTAATTGGAACGAATGGCAACTCTTCCAATGTCAATCCAGTCGTTTCTTGGTAGTAAGCTTTGCAGATTGGCTCGTATTCGTTTCCCCAGTCCAGCGCAGTACCGAAGATTTCCTTGCGTTCGCCTGTTAGAAGCTCCGCAGCCTTCTCGTAAATGTAGGAAACCGCAGTCGCTCCAAGAACTTCGTCTTTCTTTCGCCCGTTGGTCATCAAGTCACCGAATCGGGAAGCCGTGAACTTCCCTAACCTTTGCGCGTGCCATTCTTCAGTTTGTTGCTGAGTGTCGCTAATTGCTTCAAAAATATCCATCGTTACGCTCGTTTAAAATCGTCCGACTCATCTTCTCCGAAAACGCCAACTTCGTAAAGTCCTGAGAGTTTCAGAACCACTCTTGATAGTGCGCGTTTCTCAGCCATTGCGACCGGGTACTTTTGCCGCGTGTTGTCAGGTGCAGACTCTCCGAATGTTTCCATCATTACAGGTAAACCGTCAGGTCGTGCCATCTCTCCAGTAGCTTTTATTACTACGTGCTTCAGGTCGTCCGATAGGCTGACCACATCGTAAGTTACTCGGATGCCTCTCTGCGCTTGGATGCGCTCAATGCCTTGTCGGGTTATTATTACGAACCCTTGAGGGCTTTTAAAGAAGTGGTCTTTGTTTAGACCGTTCTCGGTTGCGAGACTCTGAAGTCTCTCTTTCTGTGTTTGATTCATCGTTCTGTTATTAGATGATTATTAAAAATTGAATTTACGAATTTAAACATTGAATGTCAACCGAATTGCGGTTCTCGCCATAGATTCGGATGAAAGTATAAAGCCCGGACTTGATAGGCTCTGCGCCTGAGTGCTTGACCAGTTGCCAAAACTCAAACGATTGCACTCGGATTGTTCCCGCGTCAACTGGAGCGGTGCGTAGGTCGGTTAGTGCTTTGCTTGCTACCAATCGAACGAACGCTGGTATTGTCTTGTCGTGAAGAACTCTCTCTTGGAAGGTAAGGTGGTTCATTGTTCTGTTTTTAGTTGTTTGTTTTTATCCTAGTGTCAATACGGCTTTGCCTGCCTTAAAAGCAAAACGGCCGTCTTTTAGCTGTTTCCAAAATTTGGCCTTGCCGCTTGTTTGTATTAGCCTGCCATTTTCTAAAAGGCCTACCGTACCGTCAAAGCTGAATGATTTTTTGTTGCGCTTGGTTATGGTTACTTCCCCAACAGCGCCCGAAATAATAACACCAATACAGCGCGTGTCGTTAAACTTTGCTGTTTGTGCTGTTTGAATTGCGTTTTGTAGTGTTTCCATTGTTCTGTTGTTTTTAGTGGGTCACCCCGTTAATGATGCACCAAATATAAAACTATTCTTTTGAATATTCAAAACATTTAGGTCAAAAAAAGTGAAAATATTTTCAGTTTGAACTCAATTTTGCTTGAAGTGGGCGTTCATAATCGCCTCTTGGTTCATCTCTATCTCCTTGTACATCTCCTCCGCGTTTACCGCAGCATCGAAGATTACGTCTTGCGTGTCGATTAATTCACGTACAGCGTACAAAAGATAAACTAGCAGAGCAACAACCAGCAAAAGGAGACAAAGCGAAACGGTTAAAAGAAATACAATCATAAGTTCATCAGTTCGTTTATTATCGTTTTACCTCCTATTACAACCGCGCAACCGATAGCTGGCTTCTTGCCACGTTTAGCGTATGCAAAAGCGTACTTATCGTTATCAATTCCGCAACCTATCTGAGTTCCAAACACTTTAAAGTTCTGACCTACATACCACTCCGTATAACATTGAGTGTGTAGGTGTCCTTGAACCGTTGATTGCATATCTGCTCGGCACTTAGTCCGAGCCGTGCCGCCCTCACCGTGTACATATTGGACATCGTCATAAACAACTCGGTCGGCAAAGTTCCAGGTCGGAGCGTTCAAGACTTCGTTGAATGATTTTATCCACGCTTTCGGAATGCCACCAGTAAACGCCTTTCTTGAGATTATTCGGTCGTGGTTTCCGATAGTTACATCAGCAACTGGGAACGCCTCAACCCATCGTTGCAAACGTTTAATCGCAAGTTCCAACTCCATTCCTCCGCCCATTCCATCAGGGTCGGTTTCGTGAAAGCTGGAATAGTGCGAGTCGATAACGTCTCCGATAAAAATAACTTGATTACAGTTGTGCTTTCGATAAGTTTCCTTGCAAAAGTCAAGGTACTCTTCAAGACAGAACGGCTCGTGGAGGTCGCCAATAACTAAAATCCTCCTTTCCTTTCGGGTAAGGTTATTCCAAGCGTCCAGCATTTGCCCCTTAATGCGGGGTCGAAAGTCGCTCATTGTGCTTGTACTACGTCCGCAAACTCAGCGTCCAACGAACGGATTTCCCTAAGTATCTCCGCCCACTTTATTTTAGCTTGGAATCTCTCCATTTCTGTCGAGTCAGTTCCAAGATTAGCTTGAATTGATGCGTTCTTTTTCAGAAGCTTATCAATAGCTTCTCTTGTAATTGGGTTCTCATTGTATATCATTTCTGTATAATGTTGCGACCAACGCCAACGCCTATAAAGTGTTGACCGTTAAAGCCATAGTTTGCGCTAAAATACGTCCTTTTGACCGTTCCTTGTAAACCAATTCCGAATAACGGAGCGTAACTTTCGACAAAGTCGCTCTGTAAGCCGACCAATCCGTGAACTCCTAACGCCCAGCTTAACGGCTTCTTGCGTAGTTGTACCTTTAGGTTTTCGGTTCTGTTCTGATAATTCGACCAAGTTAGGCGCACATCGTTAACGGTGGTGTCGTAATTAGCCACCTCAGTTAGCCAAGTTTGAACTATGCTTACCGTATCTATCAATAACAATGTGTCTAAACGAGTAACTACTCTCTCGGAGTAGATTGTATCGTAACGCGTAACGAGTTGCTTAGAAACGAAACGAACGGTGTCTGTCCGCCAACGCTCTACATATTCAATGGTCGGGACTGGCTTCTCAACAACCTTTGTGATGGTCTTGGGTTCTGAGTTGCAGCCTTGCCAAGCCACAAGAACGCCTAACAAGAAAGCAAGAAGGTAAGGTGTGTAAACCTTTATTAGATGTATCGCGATGTCCCTTCCCAAAGCTCTATTTCTGCTTCTCGTCTGCGAACTAAACCTTTCAGAACTCTACCTCCGCCTTTGTTCCACCTTCTGAACTGCTCAGGTATTCTCGGAAAGTCAGGGTTTGAATTTAACCAAGCTAATAAAGTAGAGTTTGAAAAGTTCCCTATGCCTACGTTGTAAGTGAACGAGATTAACGCAGCAAGTTGATGCGCTGGAAGTTTGACCTCCACTACGTTTTTCACTTGCTTTTCAACGCTTTTAATAGTGTCCAGTAGCATCTTCTCCGCTTCCGCCTTGTCAATCTCAGGGTCGTCCATAGTTACCCGTTCACCATTTGGGTAAATGGTATTTCCGTAGCCGATTGTTGGAATGTTCGCTGGGCAGATATAAGGCTTTGAAGAGTAGCCCTCAAACTCTTTTATTACCTCTGCGGCTATCTTTGCCGCGCTTGGTCTTGGTATCTTTTTCTTCGCAGTTTGTTCCATCTTTGCAGTTACATTCTCTTGGTGCAATAGCGCACCACTTTACATTTTGCAACGATTCTCTTTAAGTTCTGAACGCATTTCAGTCAACGCCTTCGTGTTCTCCGATAT